GAAAACCCAGTTCTGTTATTAGTCTTACTATATCGTCCATTATTAGTCAGGTGGTGTTGGAAAGACAATATCTGAGATTGCACTATCTGTCGTATAGCTGCTTGTAATATCTCTTAGTTGTTGTCTGTAGGTAGCCCATTCAGCCTTTTTTGAATCAGAGAGAGGCGAGTCTGCAGCTTGCGTCCAGTCACATTCTTTTAGCATTAGATTTCTTTTGTTTCTTAGCCATGCCATAGTTTCTGGCATTTCAAAAGTTTCACCAGTTATGTTAGTAAAAATGCTCATGCAGATAACCCTATTACATGAAGTGATACATTACCAAGACCTTTTTGACCTGAAGAATTATTTGTTATGTTATTTTGTCCACCATGAACTCTAAAATGAAATGTTGAGTTTGATGCTAAAGAGACTTTTAGAACTCTTGTTATTGTTGGTCCAAGCATCTCTGAATCAGCTCCTGCTTCTTGAACAAAACCTGAATGTGCAAAAGGAGTGCTTGAAGAATCAGATGAAGTAGATGCACTTAAAACCATTATTACATCAGAAGTACTACCAAATGTGCCAACTACTCCACAGGTAGCAATGACCATGTAATCTTTACTATTACCGCCTTGATGAACAGGAGTTGAGAATGATTGATTTATGATAGCATCAAGAGTGTAAGTACTTGCACTTACAAGGGCTTTATGAGGATCGCTAGTTAAGGTTGTAAAAAAGAATAAAAGACTAAAATTAAATTCAGTTGTGTTATTTGCTGTAGCTACTGCCCCTACACTTCCACCTAATGAACCATTTGCTGCATGGCTTCCTATTTGTATGTCGTTATCTAATATGTTGTTATCAACTGCATCATTTACAAGCTGACCTGTATCTACTTTTTTTAGAACTCCATTACCTGCCGAAACAAAACCAGACGAATGTGTGCCGCTATGATTAATTGCCCTTACCCAAAAATAATGAGTTGTATCTAAAGCTAAACCATCTTGCACTCCAAAGTCTGCTTTACTTATTGAACTAGGTGCTCCATAAATTGTTTGAATCAAATGTGTATCATCAGTTGGCGTTGTGTTTGCTGTTCTTTGATAAACCTTGACTGCTCTTAAATCTTTGTTTGAAGGATTTGTCCATTTAACCCTTAGACCTAGAGCATTATTTGTTGTAACAGAAGCACTGGTCGGACTATCTGGAGCAGCAGTTGGAGCTGCTATCGTTATGTTGCTATAGGTCGCTACAGCAGATGTAACACCATCAAAAGTCTGGTGTTTTATTCTGACATTATATTCATCACCAACTGTTACATTTGGAATGATACCGATTGTTTCTCCTTTACCTACCATGAAAGAAGAATAGTTAGAATCAGCAGCAAGTTTGTACTGAACAATAGTTCCTTGTATGGCTTCATTTGAAGCATTTGTCCAAGTCACCTTGATGTTAATTTTTACATTAGGTCCATCAATAGTTGCTGTTTGATTTATAGTTCCTACAGTTGGAGCTGTCACAGTCAAAGCCCCTGATGTTAAATCACTTCCCTCTGCTTGTATGGTTGAATATTCATTGGTGGCAAAGTCATAAACGCTTGTGCTGATTTCTTTTAAATCTAGCTGACAAGCAATAAAAGGGTTGTCATCGCCTTCTAAGACCATGTTGACTGCCATTACTTCAAATAACTTATTGCTGAAAGATAATCTTTCGTTAGTGATTTGGACATAATCTGCAGGTTGTAACTGTAGAAATTTTAGTGTCGTTGTTACCCTAATCGTTGTTGTTTCTCTTTGATGTAATAAGGCAATTTTCCCAAGCCTTTGTGCCATCGTGTTTGATGTGGTAAAAGGCAATCTAACCTCCATAGTTTTGACAAAATTGTCTGAAGTTTCGCCACTTGGGGTATCGGCAGATAAGAAGGTTGAGTTTTGTAGTATCGGTGTATCTGTAGGAATAAATTTTTGGTTTTCGTCAGAAAACATTGTTTTGACAGTGTTGTAGAGGTCTCCTTGCATACTTTTGGTAGTGACTGCAATTGGTGAAAGGCAATCATCATCTGTTATGGTTAAACTTGCTGTCTGATTTGCTCCTGCAAACGCATTAAACTTCCCATTAGAGTAAGTCATAGTTCCTGCCATAGAACTTGTTATGCCTGCGATTATATCTTCTCTAGTTGCAGCAAAATTTGTGAATCCATTACAGGTATATCTTTGCTCTGTTGTACTACCATCTGCAAGGGTTACAGTTTGTTCACAAGTATTAGCTGCTGCAGCAAAACCACCTGCATTTGTCGTATCGTTTATTTCACTGGATGTAACGCCAACACCATAACTTGTATCTGTAAGAATATCTCTTAAAACTAATGCAGGGTTGTTTCCTATGACTTTATTTGTACTATCTGTAAAAGCTGTTTCAGAAGTTCTTGGATCAAAAAGTTTTTTACCTCTCACTTCAAAACTTATATTAGGAACATTTGGTAGTTTTTCTGAGTCGTAAACCATTTGCATATAAACATAAGGACAATTTTTAAAGATGTGTGTGTTTGGCACTGAGGTCGTGTTTAGTTGTGCCTGTGCAAAACCATCTACTGCTGTTTGTGTTCCATCGTGAAAAGTAAATCGTATCAATGCCCCAGATCCTAAATTATTTGGGTTATCTGAGTTTTCAAAGAAATTAGCTGTAACAGTATGAACAGTTTCACCATTTATAGATGATGATGAAGTTTCAGATCCTAAAGCTAAAGCCTTATCGTTAATAAATACTTTTTGTAGACTATCTATAGGATGACCTGCTAATACAGTGAATATGTGTAAGACGGAGTTATCTGTTCCAGATGTTTCTATCTGAGTAAAAGTTCCACCTACCCTGCATTGACCATAAACAATTTGTCTTGGGGCAGTAGGGTTTTTTGTACTAACTTTAGTACCAAAGTTGTCGCCTAATCCAGAAGGAAGTTTTTTGGCGGTCATCATGGATATGCCTGTAGAAACAAAAGCCATAGTTGCAGCAAAGGCTATAGCTGCCCCTGCTGTTGCAGCTTCAAGACCAAATATTGCAGGAGCTGCTAAACCTGCTGTGCCACCAGAAGCAGCTATTATGCCTACTATTGCTGCTGCTAAGAGAGCTGATTTTGCTGCTTTAGCCATCTATTCTCCACACCTTCTTAGCTACATGATTATCTCGGTATGCGTAGCCATAATCTGTAATACAAACAATAAGATTGCCTGTGCAGACACCCATTAATTCCTCAAAGTTATTTTCGCTATCTTCAAGCAAAACAATATCTCCTGCTGTGATAAATGCTTTATCTATAGTTACAAGACCTGCTTTCTTCAAATATATGCTTGCAACCTTATTTAAGGTTTTTCCATTTTCCTTGATAAACATAAGAGCTTCTTTTTTGTTAGACCAACTTTTTTCTAATATCTTCTTTCCTGTCATAGCTTCTATTGCGTCAATGACTAATATGCAACAATCCCATTTACCCCATTTGAATACATGGTCTTGCTTATTTTCAAGAAAGTTAAACAACAACATTTCCCACTGTGGTAATTTTTTAATCACTTCATTACTCCACCAACACCATCGTCTATACCACCAGGTCCTCCTGATGATCCTCCACCCCCATCTAATGTTCCGCTTGTAGAGGTTGTTCTGCCCCATAGGACTTCTTGATCTGCTAACTTAAGAACTCTATTAAAAGCTGTATCAGTTGTTCCTCCTGCAACGAACTTCTGTGATTCTTTGTTGTATCGCAGCATTGATGCTTTTTCTAAGTCAATAAGACGATTCTCTGCATTTACTGTGACAGTAGAACCTGTTGTATCGTCAGAAATATTCATAGATGTCATTCTTCCTGTAAAAGCATTCATTACTCCTTTGACTTCGTTTGTACCGCCATCTAAAAAACCGAAATGCACGATTAGCTTTCTATTTTGAAAATTTTCACTTAAGGCATAACTTAAAACTGTTTCGTCCATACCTGAAAGAGAAACAGTAATACCATTTGTTTTCATCTCTTTGGTTTCTTCAAATCCACTGACTGCCAACAAAGTACCTGCCCCTGTGTAAGTTTCGCTATCTATCGTAATATCGTCTATACCAGACCAAACCAATATGTTGCCTGAATCAAAGAATCCTTTGACTGCAATGAAAGGAAAAACATTTTCTTCTGATAAAGCATTGACTATAGATGAATCAAGACCTTGTCTTGTAGCCATTTAGATTTTCTCCTGACAACTAAAGGAGATCCTATATATTGAATTTCTATCTGCAGACCAACTTATTTGATTGTCAATCAATCTGAAAAGACCTTTTGGAGAACTAAATTTGACTAGGTTGTTATCTGCTAAAGCTGATCGTAATTTAGGCTCTACCCCAACTGCAAACTTATTAGCTCCTCCACCTACTGCTGTTTCTGTTGCTGCCTCAGTTACCAAAAGAAGTTGCACAGGTTGGCTTGTTGTAGTTGTACCGCTTAGAACACCTAGATAATCTCCAACTGCAATAGTCCCTGCAGCAGAGTTACTTGTTGCTAAGAGCGATAAACCTTGTGAACCTTTTATGTTTTGTTGAACTTTACAACCAGAAGTTCCTGTTTCGCCTGTAAGCGTTGAATCTACTACTACGACTGTATTACTTGTTACTGTGGTTATTTTATGTGTTCCGTTGTTTGCTTCATTGTTTGCTCCTGTCACAACTATGTAATCGCCTACTATTGCATTTGCAAATGTAGAAGCCCCTGCAGTTATCGTGCTACCAGAAAAGGTCAAAGCGACATTGGTGTTAGATATTCTAGCGTTTGCTTTCAAATCATCAGCATCGTATGTACCTGTGTTAGTTAAAGCGTCTGGATCTGCAAATTTAAAAACATTTGCAGTGCCTTTTAATCTTGAAAGAAATGACTGCCAATTTACAGCAGTTGATCTATTCATAGGTGGCAAAGTTACATCTGCTGTCCAAAAGACATTGTCAAATTCTTGTGTTTTTTGTTGACCAGAAAAAGGACTAATAGTTTGTCCTATCGTTCTTACTAAAGTGAACTCACTTGCTAAAAAATTAGGTGTTGTAGGCATAGTTAGTTCTTTGCTCATCGCATACCTCTTCTAAATGAACCACCCCTCATGTTTGCTTCTAAGACAGCAGCTTTAGATACATCTGCTATTTGTGGCAACATCTTTGTTATTTCTGCTTTTACTGTTGGTACTACTCCTGTGCTAAAGCTAATGTTTTGCACAACAGAAATACCGCCACCGCCCAAAGCTGATTTAGTGTCAGCATTATTCATTATGTTACCTGCGGAGTGCGGAACAAAAAGCTCTGGACCTCTTTCCCCAACAAGCATAGGTCTGCCATGACTTGCTCTTCCTCCACCTGCTGCTTCTGTTCCTCCACCATCTGTAGTTCCCAAACTAGGAAATATACCTTTTAGAATAGGTTCAACAACCTGCAGCCTTATAAATGTAGCTATAATTTCTGACACAATACTTTTTGTGAAATCAGAAAATGAAGCAAGAAGGTCTTTACCCTCTAAAAGAGCATCGGCAAAGTCTCTTGAAAGGTTCTGAGCTGCTTCTAAAATTACTGTGTCTAGTTCTCCCATAGCTTTTGTAAATTCTGATGTCTCTTCTTTGCCCTTATTCATCAATGCAATAAATTTAGGAGAAGCCATGAATTCTTCAAATAAAGCGTCTTGTGCTGCTATCATGTCAAATTCATTTGCTAAAAGATCTTCTTCCCCTCTTCTAATATTTGCTATAACACTTCCCCCAAAGCCTTTTTCTCTTTGAAGTTGGTTTGCCCTTAAACTATCTTCAATAAGTTTTCTTTCAGCCTCAAGAACTCTTATTTGTTCTGTAGGGTTCATAGTCCCTGTTTTATCAAATAGCGTTTCATTACCTGTTATGGATCTAACAGTCCTAGCAATATTTGATGCAAGATTACCTAATTTGTCTGCCATACCGCCAAGAAAATCTCCTAAACCACCTTCAAAGACTGCGTTTTGTAATTCTTTAAAAGCTATAGTCATGTTTGATGTCTTGGTGGATAAGTTATCCATTTTATTTATCATTGCCCCACCAAACTGCTCTTGCATACCATCAATTAACATTTGTACCATAGCTGCTGCTCCCTCTGCAGTTTGTCCAAACTTAGAAAGCTCTAACCTTGTAACTCCTAAAGCATCGGTCAAGATTTTTGTTGCAGGAATACCTCTGTCATCTAATTGGTTGATTTCTTCTAAACCTAAACCACCTGCAGCAGATCTTTGTACCAATCTGACCATTGCATTGAAAGCTCCTAATTGATCAATTGAA